GCACAGTTAAGTTTTACGGTGCTTTTGAAGCAACTGGGACTGCTATTGGTGACATTCCATTGCTGCACAGCACTAATGTTCACAGCGATCAAAACATGGGCTTGGTGCTTCAGCAGATTCACACCACAGGTGCTGCTAATGACCCACTAACTGTTAACTACGTCCGTGCTTGCTGGGAGGTATAATAAATGCAGAGTGATTTAAACAAGAGCATTAAAAAAGCACAAGCTAAAGCAACAAAATCTGCTCCAAAAACTGTGAAAAAGGTTGAAAAACCAAAGACGGTAAAGAAAGTGGTTAAAAAGGTTGTAAAGGCTGTTGAGAAAAAAGAAGAAGAGTAATCTTGTTTTTTAAGCAATAGAAAGCCACGTTATTAAGTTAGCGTGGCTTTCTTACATTGCAAGTCAGTACATGTTACAATATTGCCAAAGGAGAAATTATGGGTAAGAAAAACAGAATTTTAAGATACTTTAAAAAATTTGGTAAAAAATATGCCAATCATCCCTATATTAAAGCAAAGTTAAAAAGCCAATCAGAAAAAATTGAACCTGTTATAGAAGAAAAGTTGGAAGAACCCAAGAAAGAAAAAGTCTTAGAAAAAAAATCTGCTATAAAAAAGACAATAACTAAAAAGAAACCTACTACTAAGACCAGAAAAACTCGTCGTTCAAAACCAAAAGCAGAATAAAATTGATAGTCTCTCATTGTAAACTATTTATAATTACAGGAGACTTATTAAATGCCAGCGCAACCCACTTTAACACCGTCAAGCACATTAAGTAAGGTAATATTGCCAGCCACTGGTGCCCATGCTGACGTAATTTCTACACTTCCGTATGGAATATATTCAACTGAGGCTTTTATTAGTGGCGCAGTCGATCAAGTTGCCTACACTTACAAAAAATTAGGTGGAGATGTTTTAGACGTTGAGCTAACTGTTGGTAACGTGTACACCTCCTACGAAGAGGCGGTTTTAGAATATTCATATATTATTAACTTACACCAAGCCAAAAATTCGTTAGGTGATTTACTTGGCAATGCAACAGCGTCTTTCGATCAGGACGGGGAAGTAACAGCAGGCCCAGAAGGCGCCGCCCTTAAACTTCCAAGGTTTACATTTTCTACTAGCCAAAAGATATCAGATGGGATTGCTGTGCAGGCTGGCACGAATGGGTCAGTAACTGAGTACTCGGCGTCTGTTGATTTGGAAAAGGATCAACAAGATTATGATTTACAAACTATTGTGGACGGCGCAGTAACTGACGGCTCACTTAGTTTAGACTCTGGCGATTCAATAAACGATAATAAAATAACGATTACAAAAGTTTTCTATGTTACCCCTAGGGCACAGTGGAGATTTTTTAGTTACTATGGCGGAATGAATGTTATAGGAAATATGACAAATTATGGTCAGTATACGGATGATTCAACTTTTGAAGTTGTCCCTACTTGGCAAAATAAAATGCAAGCACGCGCTTATGAAGATTCAATATATACAAGAATTTCACACTACTCTTATGAAATTCACAACAATAAATTAAGAATATTTCCCTTGCCGGATGGTGCGCACCCCGATAAATTATATTTTAGGTTTAGAGTTGAAAAAAGCGCATTAGAAGAATATTCTTCAAAGAAGACTGGAGTTCAGGGTGTTAACAACATGAACACGCTTCCATATGCGAATTTGCCATATGAAAATATTAACTCAATTGGTAAACAGTGGATTCGCAGATATGCCTTGGCAATTAGCAAAGAAATGCTAGGGCAAATTAGGGGCAAGTTGGGCAATATTCCTATTCCCGGTAACACAGTAACTCTAAATGCTTCTGATTTGCTTTCACAAGCAAAAGAAGAAAAGTCATCTTTGAAAGAAGAATTGAACAAAATATTAGACGAATTAACATATGTTAAATTGGCAGAAAGAGACGCGGCCTTGGCAGAAAATTCAGAAAAACTACAGGCAAAAATACCTTTGCCAATTTTTATAGGATAATAAATGGCAAACGAATGGAATAGACCAGATGCACCACCACCTCCTCTTTTTACAGGAAAAAAAGAGAAAGACTTTGTTAAACAAATTAACGACGAAGTAATAGAGAGGATTATTGGGCAAGGTGTATTTTATTACCCGATTAGCGTAGAACACACAGAGTTTCATGAAATTTATGGTGAAGCAATTACAAAGACTTTTTTACCACCAATCCGTGTACATGCTTTAATCGAATGGACAGAGTACATTACAGAAACGGGTAAATTCGGCGTCGATCGTCGCAGGGCAATAAGTGTTCATTTCCATAAAAGAAGACTAACAGAAGATCAAAATTTATATGTCAGAGAGGGAGATTTTGTTAAGTATGGCGACCTTTTTTATGAGATCGTATCACTAAGTGAGCCTCAAGAACTCTTTGGACAGAGCGACACTAAGGTTGAAATAGTTGCAAAATGTATAAGAGCGCGAGAGGGTAAATTTAATGCCAAATAAAGAAACGACATCATATGCAGCAGACATTAAATATGCATTTGCCAGTATAGAACAGGCTAAAAAGGCAAGCCAACAAATTGGTTGTGTTGGCCACCATACAGCTTTATCCGGCAAGCATTATCCGTGCAAAAGTCGAGCAGATTTTTTAAAAACTTTAGGAATTCCAAAGGCCGAAGAGTTGGTTTTAAAAGAAAGTAATCAAGAAACCGTCGACTACGCAGTTTTTACATGGGTTGAAGAAACTCTTGGAGTTCACGCAGAAACAAATCAGGGCTTTAAAAAAGTTCCAGTGTTGTGGCTTACTTCAGAAAGGTCCTTCTTGGTAAAAAACAACAAAGAAATTAGACAAACAGATTCAGATTCTTTAATCTTTCCTTTAATTTCTATTAAGAGAGACTCGATTGAAAAAACTCCGGCCACAAGCAGACCAATTCCCGGCAATCTTTTTAAGCAAAGGGTTAACGGTGTTGATTATCCAATTAATCAATTTTACATCGGCAAAAAAATTCAACAAGATAAAACAAATAATTTCGCAAAAGCGACTAATTTAAGATTGCATGGTGACGCTGGGCAAAACTTTCCAAAGCCAAAAAATCAAAGAGTCGTGTATAAAAGGTACTTTGTCCCGTTGCCAATTTACTACAACATGACTTATTCAATTAATTTAAGGGCAGATTATCAAACTCAATTAAATCAAATGTTACAGCCATTTTTAGTCTACTCAAACAATATTAATAACTTTTTTATTTATTCTAGAAATCATAGATACGAAGCGTTTTTTGAAACCTACACTATTGATAATAACATAGATAATTTAGGGGAAGATGAAAAGCGATATGAGGCAACAGTAAAAATAAGAGTTTTGGGCTATGTAACCGGGGATGGTGTAAATTCTCAGATAGGTAGTTTTTCAACCACAGAAAATCAAGTCAAGATAAGGTTTCCAAGAGAACATGTCATACTTGGAGATTTGAATGAATTTGGTGATGGCTTTTTTAAAGACTAAGAGTTTTTGCCTCTTATATAACTATTTACTTTAGCGAAGTCTGAATTAGGAGACCTTACTATATGAGCGCAAAGAAGTTTAAATTTGTATCACCCGGCGTATTTCTTAACGAAATAGATAATTCCATCCTACCAAGAGAACCAAGAGAGATAGGTCCTCTCATCATTGGTCGTGCCGAACGCGGACCTGTAAACCGTCCAGTGACAGTTGATTCTTTTGAAGAATTTGTCAATCTTTATGGAACCCCAGTTCCCGGCGGCAATGGCGAGGATGTATGGAGAAATGGCAACAAGCTTACTCCAATGTACGGCACTTATGCCGCACAAGCATGGTTAAAAAACTCACCCACTTTAACTTATTTTAGATTGGGCGGAACACAACACATAAACAATGATGGCACTAATAGTGCTTTAGCTGGATTTAGAACAGAATATCTTTTAAATTATAATGAGCAGACTGCCGATTGGTCTAACTTTCACACCGAAGCCACTGGCTCTGCCACTGGATCCACCGCAGCAGGCGGCGGCGCTTATGGATTGTTTGTCTTTGACTCACACCTATCAGGTTCCACTGTCCATGCAAGCGCCAATGGCGCAATCGCCACAACAGGCTCTCTAGCTGCAATTTGGTACATTAACGAAGGCTCAATCGGACTGTCTGGTGTTAGTGCTATTGTCTCTGCATCTGCAACATCTGGCATGAGAACAGTTAATTTTTCTCAAGCTGAATTAGTTGCTTCAGACGCAAATGGTACATTCACTGCAAAAATTACTGGTTCTGGTGGGCTGTCCGAGGTTGTTAGTTTTAACTTTGATAAAAATAATGACAGGTTTATTAGAAAGGTGTTTAACACCAATCCAACTTTGGTAAATTCAACAATTACCACAACCAACTCCTCCAAAAATTACTGGTTAGGCGAAACATTCGAAAACACAATCCAAAACTTTAATGTGCTGTCCGTTCACAATGCCCCTCACAACTATCCCGAGGACAACACAAACAAATATTGGGGCACTATTGCTTACATCGGTGGTGCTGCACCCCACACGGCAACTAGCGTTAGTTTACACCATGGTAGAAAGCAGCGAGCGTTTACAGACCCTGAAACCGGTTGGTTCTTTTCTCAAGACCTAACAAGCGCTACCGGTAGCTTTGATCCCAGAAATCAACAAAAGTTGTTCAAACTTATTTCTTTAGGCCATGGCGAATGGGCACAAAAGAATCTTAAAATTAGTATTCAGAATATTAAAGAGCCGGCCAACGATTTTAATAAGTATCCGTCTTTTGACGTTGTTATTAGAAATATCGCTGATAATGATCGCTCGCAAGTTGTTCTTGAGAAGTTCAGTAATTGCAACTTAAATCCAAAATCCTCAGATTTTATTGGGTTTAAGATTGGTACGCAATACTTCCAGTTTAACACAGCAAAAAGAAGATTAGAGTTGAGAGGAACATTCCCAAATAAATCTAAATATGTGTATGTCTCGCTCGACGCCGCTGTCGAGGGCGGCACGGCTAATGAAGAGTTTGTCCCATTTGGTGTCTACGGACCTCCAAAGTACAGAGATATCCACGTCGAACAAACAACTATAGGATCCAGCAGTCAGCCTGCTAAACAATCCCTAAAGATGATTTATACCTCATCTGCTGAGGGGCTTGAATATAAGGGTAATTTAGAAGCTGTCGGTGCTCTCCCAGATAGACAAAATACAGTATTTGCTGTTGCTGGTGATTTGGGTCTTGCCAATGATGCCGCAGCCGGTCTTAAGTCACTGGAAGCCTTTGATGTTGGCGGCGGACACGATTCCATAACTTATATCACTTCCTCTCTGTACAACATACAATACAGAATGAACTTTCCAAAAGTTCAATTAAGGCAGCATACTGACCAAGACAACCTGTCTTCTCCAGACCAAGCCAACTTTGGTGTGTGGACTGGAGAATCAACCAACTCTACTATATTTAATAGGGAAATTTTAGATTTAGTTAGGGCACCCACGTCGGACATTACAGAAATTCACGACCCATCAACAACTTCAAAGTTGGAGCATCAGTATATATTTACACTTGATGACGTTTACTATGATAGCGATGCCAAGCGTTATGCATATGCTGCCGGAAAAAGAAGAGGCGACCA